GTGCCTTGGCTGAAAGAAAAACCGTCCAATACAGGGATCTCATACAGAGCTGTATTAGTAGCCGTTCCATCTTCTGACCATTCCATGAATACTTTGGTATCTCTACTAAAGAAAAATGCCATTCTTTTCTCCTATTTAATATCGAATCTCGACTGTTATTTCACCAACACCGAGAGGTTCGAGTACTCCTTCATCTGTATCTACAGAAATGATATTTGTCTGTACTGTAGATTGAGATGTTCCTGTTGAATCATAATACGTTAAGGGATCTTTATCCTCTAGTATTGTTTCAACATCTTCTAACAATTCTTCTAGTGCTTCGATGACATCATTATCATCTGACACATACATTCGAACCGTTAATCTTAAAAATCTAAATCGAAACCCGCCACCATCATATTCGCGAGTTTCTGCTCCTGCTCCTACATGTATTGTAGGAAATTCTGTTACTTCGTCCCAGAACTTTAGTCTTCTTTCTACATTTGAGACCGCTGTTCTAAAAGGCGGAGTTCCATTAATTTGTTCTAATTCCACTGCTAGTGCTTCTACGATGGAGCGTCTACGCGTGGTATGTTTCCTTGCTAAACTGCTTTCCATTATACTCTCCTAGTTGTTAAGAATTTATCCCCTACTATCCCCTGTGCTATTTGTCTAATACTTTCCCCAATTATTTTTCTTGGGTCTCTTTGTGTACTTCCCATTGCATACCCTGGCTCAAAAGTTTGGTAAGGGTCTTTTCTATATGTGTACTCTATTGCTGTACCCCCTCTTGGACCGACTGTAACATTCTTTACTTCGGCACTTTGAGAAAATCTTCCTGTTCTATAATTAAGAGCAGGACTTGTCATTTTACTTGCAACTACTTGCGGTAAAGCTCTATTTATAAGTGTTGCTAATGCTAGTGGATTATCTCCTACTGCATCCCCTACTT